TCCTCGCCCGGCACGCGGACATCCCCCAGGCATCCAGCCTCAAGCCCCACATGCTGCGCCACGGATTCATCACCGACAGCCTCGACGCCGGCGTGCCCCTCCACCACGTCCAAGACGCCGTCAGCCACAGCTCGTCGCGGATCACGCAGCGATACAACCGGCGGCGCCGGCAGCTCGACGACCACCCCGCCTACGTCCTGGCGCCGCAGCTCAGCGCGCGCCTCAACCCCAGCAAGGAGGACTGACCCGTGTACGACGACCACGAGGACGACGACGAGCAGGTGCAGTGCTGGCACATCGAGCCCGGCACCCCGTGCGACTGGGACGTCTGCAACCAGCCCGAACGGCTCGCCCGCGGCGACTACGGCACCGACCCCGCACGAGGCGGCCTCCACACGCCCAACCTCGACCGGATCCGCTACCGCACCTTCAGGACCGACGCGCCCTGACATGCCGAAGGGCGCCCAACCGTCCGCCAAGACCAGGGCGCCCCTCACACACAGCGATGCGATCACCCTACGCCCCGACCCGCACAACGGAGCCGACGATGACCAGCACCGCCAGCCACACCGCCGCATGCGGCCACAGCACCGACGTCCCCAGCCAGCTCTGCCCCGGCTGCACCCGACACCTCGGCCAGACCCTCGGCCGCATGACGCAGCTCCACCAGGCCCTCGCCGCATGGCTCGCACCCGGCAGCCGCCGCCCCGAACACGGCACCGCACGCGCGGTAGACGCGCCCCTGCCGGTCCGTGAGCAGGTTCTCAGCCTCCGCGGGCCCGGAGGGATCGTCGGACTCCTCGAAGACTGGCTCAACGCCATCCACGACGCCCGCGGCTTCAACGCCCCCACCCGCGCTGGCGACATCCCGGCCCGCATCCACCGTGCAGCCGCGGCGATACAGCGGAACCTGACGTGGGTCAGCCTCACCTGGGAACAAGGGCCGGCCCTGGCACGGGAGATCCGGCAGGCCGAGAACCAGGTCCTCGCCGTCATCGACCCGCCCGAGCACAGCGTGCCCCTCGGCCCCTGCCCCGCGATCATCGACGGCGACCAGACCTGCGGCACCACACTGCGCGTCCCGCCTGGCACCACCCACGTGGAGTGCCGACGCTGCCACGCCGTCTACCCGCCACACGCCTGGCTCCAGTTGCGGGCCTGGATGAACGAAGACCAGCAGGACGCAGAAAGGAAACTCGCATCATGAGCGCAACGGAGCCGACCATCACCCTCTTCAGCGCCAGCCTGCTGTCCAAGTGGGGCTTCAACGACGGCGACGACCCGAACGAGTGGTGGGATTACTGCGAGGCGCACGGCGCCGACCCGAGCATCCTGGACTTCCCTCTCGTCGAAGTCGTCCAGCGGTACCTGATCCCGCGCCTCGACCAGGAAGTGACCGTGGCGGTGATCGAGACCATTCACAACCCCATCCGCGTGGACACCGTAGATGGAGTGGACGTCACCGAAGAGTGGTACGGGCGCAGCAGCGCGGAGACGCGGCTGACGCCGGAGTACGTCGACGTGCCGTTGGCCGAAGTTCTCAGGCTGGCCAGAGGGGACGTCGCATGAACGGCACAGCCGAACGCGCCACCGTCATCGTCGACGTGAACGCCGCAGCGATCGCAGCCGGCGTGAAGCCCGCCATCGTCCGGAGCTGGCTGCACAGGAACTACATCACCCACCACGGGCACGACTCCCGCGGCCGATCCCTCGTCAACGTCGTCGAAGTCGTGGCATACGCCGACAAGAGAAGACTTGACTGATCATCTGACCTGCTGTAACACTGTGGCCAACGCATCCGGCATGCCCGGATGCAGGTGCGCAGCGAAGGCCCCAGTCACCCCCAGTGCTGGGGCCTTTCGCATGCCCGGGTACGGCAGGGGGCGCCATGGCGTACAGCCTCGGACGCTCCGGAACCGCATGGACCAAGCTCAAGGCGCAGGTGTTCGCCGAGGAAGAGGTCTGCTGGTGGTGCCGTAAGTGGGTGGACCAGAGCCTGCCGCGTGAGCACCGGATGAGCCGCACCGTGGATCACATCGTGGAGCTGTGGCAGGGCGGGGATCCCCTGGATCGGGCGAACTGCCGGCTTGCCCACAGGCGGTGCAACAGCAGCAAGTCGCAGCGGCAGCGGGGCAGGTCAAGCAGCAGGACGAGGGTCGGCGCGTTCAGCGTGGACGCCTCAGATCTGTGACGATCAAGCCTCTGACCTGCACAAACGTGCAGGATGTCCGTTTTTTACCCAGACCCTCGCTTGACCCCGCCCACACTGAAAATCCTCTCCCCCCGCGCTGTTTTTTCAAGGGGGCCAGATGATCTTGGTGGCTGCAACGTCGCTTCTCGGTCTCTGCGATGACACGCGAACCGGCTTCTGACCTGCGGTTTTCCACTCTACTCGGAGGTGCGGGCGGTGGACAGCGCTACGCCGGACCTTCCACCGGGCTTGCAGGCGCGCGGCCGGCGGATGTGGATGCAGTCGACGGACTTGGCGCAGCTCATGCCCGGGCACCTGGTGCTGCTGGAAGAGGCGTGCCGGGTCGCTGACCGGCTGGACGATCTGGACAGGCTCCTGCGGGCGGTCTCGGAGGGGTTCGAGGACGACGCGCAGGAATCCGAGGGCAATGAGGGTTCCCTCGGGCGTATGACGGGCCTTTTGGCGGAGGCTCGGGCTCAGCAGACGGCCCTGAAGGGCATGTTGGCGGAGCTGCGGCAGGGTCAGAGGACGGCCGGCGGGCAGACGGGTTCGCCGGCCGTCCCGGGTGCGAAGGCGGCGGGGGGTTCGGGTGTCTCGGATCTCTCCGCCCGTATCGCGGACCGGCGCAAGGAAGCCGCGGGTTGATCTGCATCCGCCGTATGCGTGGACGTTCGGCTCGGAGGCGTGCGAGTTGTCGGCGCGGGCGGGGCTGGTGCCGGATCCGTGGCAGGCGGATGCGATCGATCTGCTGCTGGCGTGCCGGGCGGACGGCAAGTGGGCGTGTTACGAGTACGGCGAGATCGTGGCCCGGCAGAACGGCAAGGGCAGCATCCTGGAGATTCGGGTGCTGGCCGGGTTTCTGCTGCTGGGCGAGCAGCTGATCATGTGGTCGGCGCATGAGTACAAGACGAGCATGGAGGCGTTCCGCCGGATGCGGACGCTGATCAAGCGCCTGGGTCGGCAGGTCAATCCGAACAACGAGAACTTGTGGGACGTCGACGGCGTCCCCGTGAAGATCGTCAACACCAACGGTGAAGAGGGCTTTGAGCGGGCCGACACCGAGGCCCGCATCAAGTTCGTCGCGCGCTCCAAAGGCTCGGGCCGTGGCTTCTCGGGGGACCTCGTCATCATCGACGAGTCGTTCGCGTACACGATGGAGCAGCAGGATGCGCTGATGCCCGCGATGGCCGCGCGGCCCAACGCGCAGATCATCTACACGTCGTCGCCGCCGTTGAGTGGCGCGTCGGGTGAGGTGATGTTCGCGCTGAAGAAGCGGGCCGACGCCGGCGGGGACGACAGCCTGGGTTGGCGGGACTGGGGTGTTGCCGGGGACCTCGATCACCTGGACGACATCGACCTCGATGACCGGGACTTGTGGGCGGCGTCGAACCCGGCGCTGGGGATGCGGCTGACGGAGGAGACGATCCTGCGGGAGCGCCGCTCGATGGGCGATGCCGGGTTCGCGAGGGAGCGGCTGTGTATCTGGCCTCAGGTTGCCCGCGGGAATCAGGTCATCGACCCGGCGGTGTGGGCGCGGCTCGCCGACGAGGAGTCGCAGCGCACCGGGTCCCTGGCTCTGGGTGTGGACTTGTCGCCGCTGCGGGACTACGCCGCGGTGTGCGTGTACGGGCATCGCGCGGACGGGCTCGGGCATGTGCAGCTCGCGGACTACCGGCCGGGCACGAAGTGGCTGGTGGCGCGGCTGGTCGAACTGCGGAACGCGCTCGGGCCGATCGCGATCAGCATGGGCCGTGGGACGTTCGCGTTCCTGGAGACCGACCTGGACAAGGCCGGGTTCAAGCGGCCCGACAACGAAGACGACCCGGAGCCCGGGGATCTCGCGGTGACCGGGGTGATCGAGATGGCCGCGGCGACCGGGCAGATCCTCGAAGCGGTCCGTGAAGAGAACTTCCGGTACGTGCCGGCCCGGCACCTGGACTCCGCGGTCGCCGGGGCGAAGACCCGTGCGACTGGCGACACGATCGCGTGGACGCCGAAGGGCGCTGAGGTCGACACGTCCCCGCTGGTCGCGATGTCCGTGGCCCGGTGGGCGTTCGAGATGCGCTCCCACCTGCTCGAAGAAGCGTCCTACGACCTGCTGAAGAGCGTGTTCTGACCCGGAAAGGGGGCGGCCTCATGCGCAACCCGTTCCGCGTCCTGTTCACCGCGAGCAGCGACAGCGGGCAGGAGAAGCGCCGACTCGACACGTCATCCGTGTCCTGGCCCGCGACCGACCTGGCATCGCCGAGCGCGGTGAGCGAGGAAGGCGCGCTGCGCCTCGGGGCGGTCCTCGCGGCCGGCCGGCTCCTCGCGGCGAACATCTCCGCAGTGCCCGTGTACACGTACCGGCAGGCCGCTGACGGTCCGCCGCAGAAGCTGTCGAACGGCTCCCTGCTCACGCAGCCCTGCGCGCAGGGCACACTGCACGACTGGGTGTTCCGCGCTGTGACCAGCCTGGCCTACCGCGGGAACGCGGTCGGCCTGGTCACCTCCCGGGACTACCTGGAGTACCCGACGACGATCGAGTGGCTGGACCCGGCCTGGGTGACGTGCGAAGACCGCATGGCGCCGCTGGGTGAGCCCGGGTCGTTCACGAACCCGAAGTTCTTCTACTTCGGTGAACTGCTGCCGCCCGAGGACATCGTCCACATCCCCTGGTTCCAGCTTCCTGGCCGTGTGTGGGGCATGTCGCCGCTTGGCGCCTACTCGACGACCGTGAGCACCGGGCTGGCCGCGCAGAAGTTCTCCGACGACTGGTACCGCTCCGGTGGCGTTCCGCCTGGCCGGTTCCGGAACACGAACCAGGTTGTGGACCAGGCGGACGCGACCGTCATCAAGCGACGCCTGGTGTCGGCGATCCAGTCGCACGAGCCGATCGTGTACGGCAAGGACTGGGAGTACGAGCCGTTCGCGATCTCCCCGAACGAGGCGCAGTTCGTGCAGACGATGCGCCTGACCGCCAGCCAGATCGCCGCGGTCTACGGCATCCCGCCGGAGATGATCGGTGGCGAGACCGGCGGCAACCTGTCCTACAGCAGCCCCGAGCAGCGGCAGATCGAACTCGTGCAGTTCTCGCTGCTGCCGTGGCTTGCGCTACTGGAATCGCACCTATCGGCATTGCTGCCGCGTGGCCAGTACGTGAAGTTCGACGCGGACGTCCTCGTCAGGGCCGACCTGAAGACCCGCTTCGAGGTGCACGAGAAGAAGCGCCTCATCGGATGGGACAACGTCGACGGACTGCGTGCGACGGAGAACGAGCCGCCCCTGCCGGGAGACGCAGGCACCGACTACACGCCGCTGCCGATTGCAGCCGGCGCGAAAATCTCGCCTCCGGCGATCCGCAGTCTCGACGACGACGGTCACCTGAAGCTCGTTCCGACCCCGAGGGGGAATCATGGTTGACCGGCGAGAACTTCGGGACTCCCCGGAACGCCGCGGCATCGCATCCGGCCAGTTCGAACTGCGCGCAGGGGGCGGGCAGCTGACGCTGACCGGGTACGCGGCCGTGTTCAACCGGTCCTACGACGTCATGGGTGGCGCCCCGATCGGCTGGACGGAGACCGTCGACCCGCGGGCTTTCGACGCGACTCTCTCGGCCAAGCCCGACCTGCACCTGCTGATCAACCATGCGGGGATGCCGCTGGCCCGCACGAAGTCCGGGACGCTGCAGCTGGCGACGGACTCGCAGGGCCTGCACGTCGAGGCGCAGCTCGATCCGTCGGACCCGGATGTGCAGCGTCTCACTCCGAAGATGGACCGCGGCGACATGGACGAGATGTCTTTCGCGTTCCGCGTCAAGCAGGACGAGTGGAACGACGACTACACCGACCGTCGCCTCATGGAGGTCTCCCTCCACAAGGGCGACGTCTCTGTGGTGAACTTCGGCGCGAACCCGGCCACATCCGTCCAGTTGAACAGCGCCAGCGATGCGCTGGAGCTGCTGGCGGCGCTCGACCCGGACGCGGCGATGGCCGAGCTTCGCAGCGAGGGCGCCCCCGACCTGGACCGGATCGTGCGGGCCCGCGACAACGTCATCGCCCTCCACCGTGCCGCCGCAGGCCCGCGCAAGCGACCGCGACTGTCGGTCGCCGAGGCCCGCGCGATGGAGGACGACATTCAGGAGCTCCGCCTGTCGGCGGCGATTCCCGCGCACTCCACCGCGGTGTCCGAGGGTTCGATGGACCGGCGGGCGGCAATCGAAGCTGCCCCGTCGGAGCAGGTCGTGCTGCGGTACATGCACGCCTGGGTCGACCCGGATGGCGATCCGGATGACAAGGCGTCGTACCGGTTCGCCCACCACGAGGGCCGTATCGGCTCTCCCGCAAACCTGGCCGCGGTCCGCTACGCCCTGTCGAGGCTGCCGCAGTCCGATATCCCCGAGGAGCAGCGCGCCGCCGTGGAACGGCACCTGCGCAAGCACCTCACCGACGCCGACTAACGGCGTCCCCCTCCTACTCAACCGCGGTCTGGCACTGATCGCGGTCGCTGTCGCGCGCCTGGCACTGGCTGACGACGGCTTCACCCGGCCTGGCACTGGCCGTCGTCCTATCAATCCGACCCGAAAAGGGAGCTACGTCATGGCGAATGACGAGCGTTTCAAGCGCCTGGTCGCCCGGCGCGAAAAGGCCGCGAACGAGCGCGGGCAGATCATGGCGCAGCGCAAGGCCATCACCGACCTCGCCGAGGAGGAGGCCCGCGAGGACCTCCTGCCCGAGGAGGACTCCGAGTTCCGTGAGCTGACCGCCCAGGTCAAGGCCAAGGACGAGGAGCTCCGCGGCCTCGACGAGCGGATCAGCGAACTGTCCGAGGAGTCCGACCGGGAGCGGCAGGTCACTGCCGGTGCTGCAGCGGTCAAGCGCGCCCAGGCCCGGGTGGAGTCCGTGTCGGAGTCCCGCATCTACGAGCGCAACAACGGCCGCTCATACCTGCAGGACCTGGCGCGCGTGCAGCTCAACATGGACGGCGACGGGAGCGCCCGCGACCGCCTGCAGCGTCACGCCGTGGACGTGACGACGACCCCCGAGTACCGCGACCTGACCCGCACCGACGGCGCCGGCGGCTACTTCGTGCCGCCGCTGTGGCTGATGAGCCAGTACATCGACCTGGCCCGCGCGGGTCGCGCTTACGCGAACCTGTGCAACGGCGAGGCGCTGCCCCCGGGTACCGACAGCATCAACATCCCGCGGGTCGCGACCGGGACCACGGCCGCGGTGCAGACCGCGGACAATGGGGCTGTCTCGGAGACGGACCTGACGGACGACTTCGTGACCGCCCCGGTGCGGACGATCGCCGGCCAGCAGGACATCGCGATCCAGCTCCTCGACCAGTCGCCGATCTCCTTCGACCAGGTCGTGTTCCGTGATCTGGTCGCGGACTACGCGACGAAGGCCGACCTGCAGGTGATCTCCGGGTCCGGTTCGTCCGGGCAGGTCACCGGCGTGCGCGGCACGTCGAACATCATCACCATCACCTACACCAACGCGACGCCGACCGTCGCGCAGCTCTACTCGAAGATCGCCGACGCGGTGCAGCGGGTCCACACCCAGCGGTTCATGCCGCCGACCGCGATCGTCATGCACCCGCGGCGCTGGGCGTACCTGCTCGCCGCGTCCGACAGCAACGGCCGCCCCCTGGTCGTGCCGGACGCCGGGAACCCGCAGAACGCCATGGCGACCCTCGGCGCTGTCGCCGCGGAGCAGGTCGTCGGCCAGATGCACGGCCTGCCCGTCATCACCGACCCGAACATGCCGACCACCCTCGGCGCAGGCACCAACGAGGACGTGGTGCACATCATCCGCGCCTCGGACCTGCTGCTGTTCGAGTCCGGGATCCGCACCCGGGTCCTGCCCGACGTCGGTTCCGGGAACCTGACGGTCCGCCTGCAGGTGTACGGCTACATGGCGTTCACCGCCGGCCGCTACCCGAAGAGCATCGTGGAGATCGGCGGCACCGGCCTCGTGGCCCCGTCGTTCTAAGCCGGGCAGGGGGCTTGAGTGTTCGACGAGAAGCAGTTCACGCCGCACGGCGCGACCGGCTGGCAGTCCTGGGACGAGTGGTCTCCCGAGCAGGACTTCTGCCGGTTCGCCGGAATGCTCCAGCGCCTGCTGCAGCCCTTGCTCACCGTGGAGACCGGGGTGGGCGTAGGGCGTCTCACTGGACACCTCGACCCTACGGTCGGCGTCTACCTCGGATTCGAAGCGGATCCGAAGTGGCGCCGGCCGCCAGCCGAACCAGACCGCGGCACGCCGAACGCGGAGGAGATGGCGCGGGCCGACCTGGTCATCCTCGACAGCGACCCTCAACAGCGGATCCCCGAGCTGCAACTGTGGTCGGAGTGCGGCAAGCCCGGGTCGGTGGTGCTGGTGCACGACGCCGGGAACGGGCATCAGGCGCCCACGATTCACGAGCAGATCGGCCGGGCGTGCACCCTGACCGGTCAGCAAGGCTCGTTCCTGCGGAACCCGCGTGGCGGGTGGATGGGAATCCACGCATGAGGATCATCGGGTTGCTGTCCTGGTACGAGGAGCCCGCATCGTGGCTGGCTGAATGCGTTGCCAGCGCGGCTCGCCTGTGCGACCACCTCATCGCCGTGGACGGGCCTTACGCGCAGTTCCCTGGCGCGCTGCGTAAGCCGGCGTCCGGGAGCGAGCAGGCCGAGGTCATCGGTCACGCCGCGGCCGGTGCAGGCATCGGCGTCACCATCCACACGCCGCGGAGCCCGTGGTGGGGCAATGAGGTGGCCAAGCGCGACTTCATGTTCCGTCTCGCCTCGACCATTGCCGAGCCCGGCGACTGGCTTCTGCGGATCGACGCTGACGAGGTGTTCAGCCAGGTCCCTTCGGACACGCGCACGCTCCTGGCTGCCACGTCGCTGGATGTGGCCGAGGTGATGATGTGGGAGCGCGGCGAGGAAGACGGCGCCTACCCGCTGCGGGTCTTGTTCCGGGCGCTTCCCGGGATCGGCGTGCAGCAGGCGCACTACGTGGTCACGGCGCCGACGTCCGACGGCGGGACGCGGGTGCTGTGCGGGAACGAGACCAAGCACCGTCCGGAGCCGGCAGAGGCGCTGTGGGACGTGCGGCTGGAGCACCGGACCCGGTTGCGGTCGGCGGAGCGCCGTGCGCTGAAGGACGGCTACTACGCGCAGCTTCCGGACATCGAGAGGGTGAGTGAACTGTGAGGGACGTCAAGAAGGACTACCGGGATGCGATGGTCGCCGAGTACGCGTCGCTGGTGAGGGCCGGCCGCGCCGAGGAGGCGGAGCACGTCGCGGAGTCGCTGCGCGAGCAGTTCGACTACGACGTCAGCCCGAAGAGGGGGCGTGCCAAGAAGGAAGAGCCCGAGCAGACGCGGGAGACGACAGCCGCCGCTCCCGCACCGGAGAACACGGCAGAGCCCAAGGCCCCTGCCCCCCGGGCGCCGCGGGTGCAGTCGGCGAAGCGGACCGCGCAGGGCGACTCCGGGAAGTAGGCGGCCATGGCGCTGATCACTCTCGATCAGGCGAAGAGGCAGCTCGACATCGCGTCGTCTGACACGAGCCGCGATGACGAGTTGCAGCTGTGGGTCGACGCTACGACCAGCGCGGTGGAGAAGGCTCGCGGTGAGGTTGTCGATCAGCGCCGCGTCACGGACGAACTGACCGTCAACGGGGGCAGGGTCATCTTGACCGCGGTCCCGGTGACGGCCCTCGTGTCGGTGACGTCCGTCGCCGACGGAACTACCTGGGACACCAGTGCCCTGCACGTGACGCCGGCGACAGGTGAACTGACCGTGATGTCGGGTCGGTCTCTGTCGGGCGGCGTGGTGGTTGTCTACAACGCGGGCTACCCGTCCCCGCCGGCTAACTACGTGGTGGCCGCGTTGATCATCTTGCAGCACTTGTGGGAGACGCGGCGGGGTGCGCAGAGCATCCCGATGGGCGGGGACAACGAGATGTATGTGCCGCAGCTCGGCTACGCGGTGCCGCGGCGCGCGGTGGAGTTGCTTGGCTTGTCGCTTCCGGGGGTGGCGTGATGGACGGCTGGTCGACCAGGCTCCCGGATGCGATCGACAACCTGGTGCTGATCGGCCGGCAGGCCGAGGAGCTGGCGGAGGTCGATGTCCGGGACGGGCCGGCGCTCGGCGACCGCTCCAAGCCCCTCGTCCTGTACATCGGGTGGACGGGCGGGGAAGCGGACACGGACGCGGAGGCGCAGGTCGCTGCTGACGGGCTGCTGGGGAACCCGGACGTGGAGCAGAGCATCGTGCGCTGTACCGCGTCCGCGCTCCTGGGCAGCGGCACCATGTCGGAGGCCCGGCGTGCCGCCTACGCGATGGTGTCGGGGCTCGGTGCGGCCATCGCCCGCAACCGCAACCTGAACGGCACCGTGATGCGGGCGCAGATCGGCAGCCACACCCTGACTCAGCAGCAGACGAGCAAGGGCATGGCGATCGCCGTGACGTTCGAGGTCGAGCTGAACAACTTCACCGGCCGGTAGCTATTCGACGACGGTCCCGCCGAGGGCTTTCGCGATCTGCGGGGCGAGGGCCTTGCTGGACGTGACGGCGGCGGGGGTTTTGGTGGTGAGGCTGACGGCCCAGGTGTCGCCGACGACTGCGATCCCGCCGAAGCCCTGTGACAGGCCCTCCCACGTTTCCAGCGCGGAGGGGTTCCGGAACAGGTTGATCCCGGAGTCCCCGGGTGCGGGGCCGGGCTTCGCTGTGACGGTGAAGTCGTAGCTCGCGTCCATGCCCATGTCCGCGCCGGTGTCCGTGGACTTGTGGAGCATCGAGACGGTGAACCCGGCTGCTTCGAGCTTGTCGGCGATGGCCTGCGCGGTCGCGTAGTGGGTCGGGCCGGTGGTCTTCGCCGGCTGGCCGGAGACGCTGGCTGTCGGGGCTACAGCGATCTTGTCGTGGATGGTCTTCTCGGGTCCGAGGAGGGCCCATCCGCCGGCTCCGATGACGATCCCGAGTACGCCGGCTGCTGCCGTGACGGCTGCTCTGTGCATGTGCCCCACCCCATTTTTGCTCATCGCTGTCGCGGCGATGGTGCCACCGATTCCGCTTATCCGGCCCCAGAACGGGAGTTTCCATGGCCGCCCTAGCAACACATGTCGTGCCCCTGACGGGGCTGCAGCTGGACGCCCAGCTCGTCTCAGCCACTTCGGGTGGCGACACCGCGCAGACCGGCGCCGGCGTCTTCCTCGCGGTCAAGAATGCGGACGCGAGCAGTCACACGGTGACGCTGCACGTTCCTGCCACGATCGACGGCGACCTGACGATCAGCTCCCGCGCGGTGGCTGTCGCCGCCGGTAAGACGTTCATGATCCCGCTGACGGACCGTTACAGGGACCCGGCGACCGGCCGGGCCGCGGTCACCTATGACGCGGTCACCTCGGTGACGGTCGCGGTGATCCGGGTGCCGGCGTGAGCGCGTGGATGCGGCACTCTGACCTGCCGCCCGACCAGCTCGTCCAGGTCGACGATCTCGCTGTGCCGCACCACCAGGCGGCGGGCTGGGAGGTCGTTGAGGCGCCGAAGCCGGGCCCTGCCCCGCGGCGGACGCCCGGCCAGGCTCCCGTGCTCAGCGAGCAGCCGCCGGAGCCCGAACGGTCCACGGAAGACGCGGCGCCCGAGCCCGAGCCCGCACCCACACCGAGCAAGCGGCGCGCCGCCGCGAAGGAGTCTGACAAGTGAGCGCCACGCCGATCACCGCATCGAACCGCTACTACCGCCAGGGCGTCTCCCGGGTGCTGTGGGTGCCGACCATCGCCACCCTGGCCTCGCCGACTCGATCCGAGATCAACGCCGGCACGGACCTGTCTCCGGAGATCCAGGGCTCGTCGGGCTGGGAGGTCACCGGCAACACCGAGGACACCCCGGACCTCGCCAGCGTGTTCATCGGCAAGGTGCCCAGCACCACGACCGCGGACGCGTCGACGCTGACGTTCTACTCCGACAGCACGTCGGTGGACGTGCGGAGTCTCCTCGTGCGCAGCACGCAGGGCTTCGTGATCTGGATGGACGAGGGCGATGTCGCCTCGTACCTGATGGACGTGTTCCCGGTGCGGGTCACGTCGGCGCCGAAGAAGCGTGACATCGCCGCCGTCGCCATGATCGACATCAACTTCGCGATCCTCCGCGAGCCGGCGGAGAACGTCACCATCCCGGCATGACCAGCAACCTCGGCCTGCGGCATGGCGACGAGCTGATCCGCGTAGCCCGCAAGCTGAAGGCGTTGGACGACAAGAAGGTGCTGGCCCGGTTCCGCAGTGAACTGCGGGCCGCGGCCAGGCCCGTCGTTCCGGCTGTCCGCGCGAGCATCCGCCGTATCCCTTCCAGTCGTCCGTATTCGGCGGATGGTCTGCGCGGCCGCATGGCGAAGGCCACCAACCTGCAGGTGAAGACCGCTGGTAGGCAGGCGTCGGTGATCGTGCGGGTCGACGGGCGGAAGATGCCCGACAAGGCGCGGTCCGTGCAGGCCTACATGGAGGGCACCAAGCCCCGCTGGCGGCACCCGGTGTTCGGACACGACTGGTGGGTGCAGCAGCCACCGCAGCCCTACTTCTACAACGTGATGCGCATGGCCGGCCCCCTCGGGCGGGCCGCCGTCGGCCGCGTCATGAACAAGTTCAACAAAGACCTGACCTGACCGCACGCCTCTCAACGAACGGAGCACAACCGACATGGCCCTCTCCCGCGACGGCATCCTCGGCGCAACCGACATCAAGACGAAGGAAGTCGACGTCCCCGAGTGGGGCGGATCCGTCCTCATCAAGGGCATGACCGGTGCCGAACGCGACCAGTTCGAGGCCGGGAACCGGGACGGTAGCGGCAACCAGAACCTGCGGAACCTGCGGGCCCGGTTCCTGGTGCGGTGCATCGTCAACGAGACCGGCACGCGCATGTTCGCCGACCAGGACGCTGCGGCGCTCGGCAAGAAGTCGTCCTCGGCGCTGAACCGTCTGTGGGAGGCCGCGAACGACATCAACGGCACCTCTGAGGCGGCGCAGGAGGAGACGGAGGGAAACTCCGGGACGGGCGGGACGGAGGGTGGCTCCGATTCACCCTCCACCTCGCCCGAGACCTCGGAATGACCCGTGCGGAGATGCTCGCCCGGATCAGTGCCCGCGAACTGACCCAGTGGCAGGCCCTGTACCGCGTTGAGCAGGAAGAACGTCTCGCCGACGAGCAGGCGACCCCCGACCCGTCCTGAGCGCTGCAGCTCCGTCCCGGAAGGGGTTCTGCGATGGCGATCACGACGACTGGTGTCCGGTACGACCTGATCGCCCGTGATAGCGCGTCGCGGGTCTTCCGGGGCGTCGGGGACAGTGCGGGCCGTCTGGAAGGCGGCCTCGGGAGGCTTGCGAAGACCGCGGCCTACGCGGGTGCTGCGCTGGCCGGCGGTCTGGCGGCGGGGCTCGCCGTGAGCGCCGAGCGCGCGGTGAAGTTCGAAGCGTCGATGAAGAAGATCCAGACGCAGGCCGGTGCGACGGCAGGCGACGTGAAGCTGCTGTCGAAGCAGGTCTTGGACCTGGGGAAGACGACGCAGCAGGGCCCCGAGGCGCTGTCTGAGGCGCTGTACCACCTGAAGTCCGTCGGCATGGACAACGCCGACGCGATGAAGGCGCTCAAGACGAGTTCCGACCTTGCCGCGGTGGGTGGCGCGAACCTGGAGGACACCGCGAATGCGTTGGCCGGCGCGTGGCGGACGGGCATCAAGGGCGCCACGGACTTCGGGCAGGCCGCGTCGACGGTCAACGCGATCATCGGCGCGGGCAACATGTCGATGCAGGACATGGTCGCCGCGCTCGGCACCGGCATCCTCCCGACGGCCAAGACGTTCGGCTTGACCTTCAGTCAGGTCGGCGCTGCTCTGGCCCTCTTCACGGATGAGGGCGTGGACTCGGCGTCCGCGGCCACCCGGCTGCGCATGTCGATCTCGCTGATCGCAGCTCCGTCCGGGGCGGCGGAGAAGCAGCTGAAGAAGATCGGCCTGACCGGCAACGCGCTGGGTGAGGCGATGCGCAAGCCGGACGGGCTCATCGGTGCGATGAAGCTGCTGAAGCAGCACCTCGACGCCTCGGGCCTGTCCGCGACCAAGCAGGCCGCATTGTTGTCGCACGCGTTCGGCGGCGGCAAGTCCAGCTCCGCGATCCTGTCGATGATCAATAACCTGGATGTGCTGGAGAAGAAGCAGGCCCAGGTCAACTCCAGCATGGGCAAGTACGGGCCCGCCGTTGAGGAGCAGCGGAAGACCGCAGCCGCCCAATTGGCGCTGATCAAGTCCAACCTGGATGTCTTCGCGATCAAGACCGGGAACGTCCTGCTCCCGCCCCTCACGAAGTTCGTCACCTACATCAACACCACGGTGCTGCCGATTGTGGGCAAGGTCGGCCGCGCCCTGATCGGCATGGTCCCCGTCGGCGCGATCGAGAAGGATTTCGGCACGATCGAGGGCCTCGTCTCGGACTTCGCGAAGGGCTTCGAGACGGCGCCGAAGAAGACCGTCCACATTCCGACGCCGACGCTGAAGGTCCCGCACACGGCGATCCCGGACGATCTGCGCCGGCCGCTGGAGATTCCGTCGCCGACCCTGAAGGTCGCCACGACGAAGATCCCGGCGGGGCTGGCGGCGCCGGTCGCGGCGAAGTCCCAGGCGCAGAAGATGGGCGAGCAGCTGCGCGGCCTGATCTCCGGCGGCATCGGTGATGCGGTCGGAAAGATCGACTGGGGGAAGACCGGCAAGAGCATCGCTGACGGTCTGGGTACGGCGATCGGCTGGATCGGTACGCACAGCACGGACCTGACCAAGCGGTTCGCCACGGCCGTTGGCTCCGTCGACTGGGTCGACGTCGGCAAAACGCTCGGCACTCTCATGCTGCCGATGGTCATCGGCATGACCGACAACATGATGGCGCCGCTTTTCACAGGAACGTTCTGGAAGAAGCACTGGCTCGACGCGATTCTCGCGGCCATCTCCGTACTGCCTATTTCCCGCGTGGGTAGCAAGGTCGGTGAGCTCTTCAGCAAAATTCCTTGGGGCAAGGTCGGGGAACTCCTCGACCACCTCCCGTGGGGCCGGATCTTCCGGTGGGCCGACTGGATCACCAACCCCATCGGGGGCGCGCTGACGGCCGCCGGCCGGTTTGTCGCCCGCCTGGGTACCGGCTTCACGGACGCCTTCTCCCGGCAGTTCCCGCGGATCGGCCAGTTCTTCTCCGACCAGCTGCTGCTCCTGCCGGTTCGCCTGGGCGATCTCGGCCGGCTGCTGAAGAACAAGGCGGGCACCCTGCTGTCCGGCTGGGGTACGAAACTAGTCGAATCCATCCCCGGGTGGAACAACAAGTTCATCCGGGGAATCCTGAAATTCTTCGGCCGGTACACGTTCTGGCAGACCGGTGTGCACCTCGTCGAGGGTCTTCTTGGCGGCATTGGGAATGCCATGACTGGCATCGGTCACTGGATCATGGCGAATATCGTCAATCCGGTTGTGAACTGGACGAAGAATCTCTTCGGTATCCACAGCCCGAGTACGGTGTTCTCCGAAATCGGCGGCTGGCTCATCGCCGGCCTCAAGGTTGGCGTCACCGGAGCCATCGCGGGCATCGGCAAGTGGCTGTACTCCACGGTCATCGGTCCGGTTGTGGGGGCGTTCTCGGCGGCTGGGTCGTGGCTGTATGCCCGCGGCTCGCAGTTCGTCGGGGGCCTGAAGAGTGGTGCCGCAGCCGGGATGGCTGGCGCGGGCAAGTGGGTCACCAACAACATCAAGGCGCCGCTGACGTCCACGTTCGGCAAGGCGGCCGGGTGGCTGTCGGGGGCTGGCCGCAATCTGACGAGCGGCCTCCTCGGGGGCGCCCTGGCGCTGTTGAACGACGCGAAGTCCGGTGTGAGCCACTGGGCTTCGACGATCAAGGACAAGGTCGTCAGCGCGATCACGTCCGTGTTCAAGATCGCGTCTCCGTCGAAGGTCATGGCCACCCTGGGCGGGCACATCATGTCCGGCCTGATGAAGGGCATCTTGCAGGGCAAGGACGTCCTGCACTCGGTGGTCAAGCAGGTCATCCACTCCCCG